ACAAACACATCCGAGGGATTGGCCACTCCTGGTTCCAAACCCAAAAAAAGCACTGGGCGTTTAGGCGCAGAGGATTGATTGATATGGATAATACGGATTTTGGTTGGGCTCTTGAGCAGCTTAGGGCTGGGCATAGGGTGTTTCGTAAGGGATGGAACGGCAAGGGAATGTATCTGGAGCTGCAAATCTCCGATGCTCATAGCAAAATGACGTTGCCTTACATCTACATGTCGACCGTGACGGAGGATTTGGTGCCTTGGGTGGCAAGCCAGACTGACATACTGGCGACTGATTGGGCTCGTTCTGGTCAGAAGGTAGCTTGAGGTTTTTGATAGAGACCGAAGGACACGGTGGGAGGGACCCCTATCCTATCCTTTGTCCCGAGGAGGGAGGAGGTAAGGAATGATCCTCCGGTCTCTAAGCCCCTCACCAGTGGAAAACCCACAAAACACCGTGAAGGGATTCTCATATTAAGCCCAGAAAACAACAGCACTCGGGCCTGAGTAATTTCTAAATACCACTAGGCATTTGATTTTTAAGTGATATTTATGACTGAACGATAACATAGATTTCAGGATAGGCAAACGAAGATGTCGCTTTTTGACAAGTTACCTTTGAGCCAGGAAGGGGGGATGGGACCTGTTCCTCCCGAGACTGGCAAGCCGACGCTGCACAGGGCTCCAGAGAAATCTTCCAACCCTTCATGGCCTAAGCGGGTTGGGCTTATGGATCATGGAGTAAAGGCCGCAGCTGAGGACACGATCCATGGGACGACTCAAGCCTCTCTGGTTCCATTAACTATCCTGGATGTGCAGCGGGCATTACCAAACCACCTTCGGAATAATGTTCATCAGGATTTAGTTGACCGATGAAATCAGGTGGCTCAGGACCCTGTAATTTGTGAGAACATCCGGCACAATT